TTTTAAAAATTACAGGTAATGTAGCCGCAGTAACAGGATTAGATTTCAGACAAACAGCAGAACAAATACAAAGGTCATTTGCAGGAGGTATAGCTTCAGCAGACGTATTTAGAGAAAGAGGTGTTAGAGCACTACTAGGATTTAAAGCAGGTGTAACAGTAACAGCAGAAGAAACTAGAAAAAAATTCGAAGAAGTATTTGGTGAGAATGGTAAGTTCGGTAAAGCTACAGAAGTTTTAGCAACAACTTTCACAGGTACTTTATCGATGTTATCAGATAAATTATTCAAGTTTCAATTAGAAACAAATCGTGCAGGTTTCTTCGATTTCATAAAAAATGCTTTAGTAGTCATTAATAGATCAATAGAAGATAATTCAGCAACATTAAGTAAGTTTTCTGCAAACGTAAGTGATGCATTAATAAACTTTACTAAACAAGCTATACTAGGTGTAGCTAGACTTTTAGATTCTTTACAATTAGTTTTCAAAATCATTGGAGCAGGTATCGGAGGACTTATGGATATTGTTAAGGCCTTACCTGCAGGTATTAGAGAGTTAGGTATAATTGGTTTCTTAATGTTAGGTAGGAGAGGTAAAATTTTAGTTGCGGCCATCAGTGCAATAATAAAAATGCTTGGTGTTGATCTAGAAAAAATTAGTGAAAATTTATTTGGTGCGGCTAAGGATACTGAGGATTGGGGTAAAAATTCTGCGGCAGTTAGAAAGTTTATGGATCTAGTAGAAAAAAATATTAAAGTATCAAAAGAGCAATTAAATGAATTATTGAAAACAGCTACAGGATTAAAAGATGAGGCTAAAGAAATTGGACTAAACTTTCAACAAGTAGCTAATGTTTTAAATGAGCAAATTAAAAAAGATTTTGAATCAATAAACACAACTGTCAGTAAATTTATTTTAAGTGGTGTTAAAGGATTTTCTAGAGCATTAGCAGAGGCAGTAGTATTAGGTAAAGAATTGAATATGAGTTTAAAAGAGTTAGCACAAAAATTATTAGTAGATATATTGGCATTTACAATTCAATTAGTAATACAAGAATCAATAAGAAATTTTTTAATTAAAGCAGGTATAATAGAAGCAGGAAAACAAAAAAGAAGTTTATTATCTATCTTCGGTATTAATACAGCAGACCTGATGATCCAAAAAGCAAAAACAGACGAACTACGAGATCAAACTACAGAAATGGAAAAACAAAAAAAGATTAAGGGAACAACACAACTTATGTCAGGTAACCCTTTAGGTTTTTTAGGTTTTATGTCTAAGGGCGGTGGAGTTGCTAAAGGTAGACCTGTAGTAGTCGGTGAGAAAGGCCCTGAATTATTTATACCAAACACACAAGGACAGATAACACAAAATGCAAGAGGTGGTATGGGAGGTTCTGTAAATGTTAACTTTAATATCAATACAATAGATTCACAAGGTTTCGATGAGGCCTTAGTAAGAAATAGAGGAACAATAACTGCTATTATAAACGATGCAGTAAATGAAAAAGGAAGGGGTAATTTAGTATGAGTGGGTCTTTTCCAATTTCTAATGCAAAGTTTCAAACACTTGGTATACAATCTCAAGTCGATACACTTATATCGAAATCTATATCAGGTAAAAAATTAACAAGACAAATTGGCACACAAAGATTTGGATTTACAGCAGAAATAATTGTTGCTAAAAGATCAGACGTCTATGGTGAATTAATGGCATTCGTGATTAAGCAAAGAGGTAGTAAAGAAAATTTTACTATTATACCCCCTGAGGTAAAATCAACGAGAGGCTCCGAGACAGGAACAGTCTTGGTTAATGGTGTACACAATGTAGGTGATAACACGATAGCTATGGACGGCTTTGCTGGTGATGGCGTAGGTAGATTTAAGGCAGGAGACTTAATTAAATTTGCCTCGCACACAAAAGTTTATATGATTGTAGAAGATGTAACAAGTTCTAGTAATGCATCAACAGTGACAATTGAACCACCATTAATTTCAGCTTTAACTGACGATTCTGTAGTTACTTATAATAATGTGCCTTTCACAGTTTTTTTAGTAGATGATTTACAAGAATTTGGTGGAGTAGGTGCTGACAAAGATGGAAATGTTTTATATAAATTTGAATTAGATGTAGAAGAAGCTATTTAATGGCCAAACGATATTTAATAAAGCATTGGGCTAGTGCCGATTTTGTTATGGAAAAAATTGTCGATGAATCTGAAATAGATACTAAGACAAATGATTTAAAAAAACATAGCTATCCTAATAGAGATTGGTCTATGATTATGATAAAAGATAGTGAAAAAATAAAAAGAACAAGTTACGAGGAATATGACGAGAAACTTAACGACAGCAGTAAAAAACCAATTAGCGACAAATAATATTAGTCCTGTTCACCTAATTACTATAGGTTTCTCTACACCAATAAACATAACAGATTGCGGTTTCGATTTAACAAGTTCTGTATCAGGATCGAGTGTTACTTATAGTTCAAGTAGCTTTTTATTATCTATACCTACTTTTACAGAAGAAACTGATCTAACAAAATCTTCTTTACAGATTACTTTGTCAGGAGCAAACCAAACTTTTATATCTACCTGCTTAAATGAAAATATAGTTAATGATTCAGTCACGATATTCAGAGGACTTTTAGATAATAATAACGCTTTAATTAGCGATCCTTTTTTATTATATAAAGGTGCTATCGACACATTTGCTATTAATGAAACAGAAAACTCATCTTTAGTAAATTTATCTGTAGTATCTCATTGGGCAGACTTTAACAAAGTTTCTGGACGTAAAACTAATAATAGTTCACAACAAAGATTTTTTAGTACAGATGTAGGTTTTGATTTTTCTAGTCAAACAGTATTAGATTTAAAATGGGGTAGAGCATAATGGGTTTAAAGAGTTTTGCAAGAAGTGTTGTCAAAGCAGTGGTTTCACCTGTTAAAATTTTAACTAAAGTTTTTAAGATGAATCCTAAACTTGCAATTCTTGCGGTTGCCGCAACTTGGTTATTTGGTAGCTTATTATCAAGAAAAGAAAATCCAGATTTCGGTAATACAGAATTTGACAATTTTGAACAAGGTATTTTGTTAAATAAACAATCTAATGATGCTTCGCTACCAGTAGTTTATGGTGAAAGACTTATAGGAGGAACGAGGATATTTATAGAGACTACAGGAACCGATAATAATTTTTTATATATTGCATTAGTATTAAGTGAAGGTGAGATTAATGCAATAAGTGAGGTAAGAGTTGATGATAGAGTAGTAACTTTCAATGGTAGCTTAACAGACAACACACAAAGAACAGTAGCAAGTTCAGATAGTAATTTTTATAAAGATGGCGTATCACATTTAACCATAGAACCTCATTTTGGATCAGACGGACAAAGTAGTTCTGCTTTATTATCTGAATTATCAAGTTGGGGATCAAATCATAAACTTTCAGGAGTAGCTTATGTTGCACTTAAATTTAAATGGAATCAAGATATATATAGCGGTATTCCAAGAGTGCAATGTAAAATACAAGGAAAAAAAATTGTAACTCTAGCTTCAAATTTAGCAGAACAAACAGCTTCCTTTTCTACTAATCCTGCTTTTTGTTTATTAGATTATTTAAGAAATGAAAGATATGGTAAAGGTGTTCCTACATCAGATATTGATTTACAAAGTTTTTACGATGCTTCTCAGGTATGTGTAACGCAAGTAACACCTTTCAGTGGTTCACCAACTATAAACATATTTGACACCAATACAGTTTTAGACACATCAAAAAAAGTAATAGAAAATGCGAACAATGCTTTTCAGACATGGAAAAACACAACTGCAAAAGAAAGATCTGTTATTCTTAAAAAATGGGGAGATTTAATTGTTGAAAACGTAGAAGATCTTGCAAAAATAATGACAATAGAACAAGGTAAACCTATAGCAGAAGCTAAGGGTGAAATATTAATGGGAGCATCATACATTGAATTTTATGCAGAAGAGGCAAAAAGAGTATATGGCGATATAATACCTGACCCAAGACCTGGAAAAAGAATAGTCGTAATTAAACAACCTGTAGGAGTTGTTGGAGCCATCACTCCTTGGAACTTCCCCAACTCAATGATAACTAGAAAATGTGCA